TAATTATATCCGCCCACTTCCCATGTAATAGACGTTCCTGTACTATATTGGTACAATTTTATTGTCATACGTAACATGGTAGACGAATTATTTTTTGCCGTTGGTAGTTTAATTTTCCATGCACCAGTTAACGCAGATGTACTGGACACATATGATGCATTATCTGGATTCACTATTCTAGTGGATCCATTATCCATTATAGTTATTCCAGTTAACGTCTGTTGCGCACTTGCTCTATTAATCGTGGTTGAAGTTGTACCGATGTACATGGTTTGATTGGTTGCCGCAACAGTAACTGCGCCTGTACTACCATTGACAGACGTTACACCAGTATTTCCAATAGTAACTGCTCCAGTTCCCGCTGATACTGAAATACCCGTTCCTGCGGCAACCGATGTGACACCTGCATTCGTAAGTGTAATGGTTCCCGACGTAGTAACAGTACCACCACCAGATAACCCAGAACCAGCACTTACCGTAACTGACGTAACCGTTCCAGTATTAGAGGTATATCCACTGGGGTTGGATGCTAAGTAGAATGCAGATGCGTGATTACCGTCTAATAAATCGGCATCTAATCCAGAACTTGCTCCATCATTACCCGCATTCCAGATTGTGTTACCTTCCCATGTTAATCCAGTAGTACCACCGTCCAAATCTACAACTAATCGTTGAGTACCATTTCCAATAAATCGTACTTGATTACTATCACCATCCCAACGAATACCCCATGCATTTGCTGCAGTTCCGTGCGAAGGATAATAATCTTCTGATATACCCCAGATATCTGTATTTAGATCTCCCGTTAACGCAGATAAAAATCCACCACCAAGAATTGGTCGATCACCGATAGTAGATGGGAATGTTTTTTGACCTGTGATAGTTTGATCACCCGCAAGTTTTAGAACTAATGAATCGGTTGCATAATAACTTCCATGCTGTCCGTCTAAATAATCAGCATTAAGATTTGTTACTACGGTGGTACTTGCTACCGTTAGTGGTGCAGTTCCTGTTGCTTGTGTCGAGGTAATTGTTACAAAGGACGGACTGTTAGCCGTTCCGACGTTTTGATTAATTGTATACGCAGTGATATTTCCTGCAGTACCAGTGATATTAATCCCCCATGTACCTGTATTCAACACATATTGTACATCTGATCCATTTTTCAACAAGCCGTCGGTTGCAATTTTTACTCTTGTGGTTCCATTTTGTGTGAATATAATAGGTTCATCGCTATTGTCTGTGGTTCCAATTTCTAAGTAGGATTGGCCTGCTGAGTCACCCGTGGAGATGAATTTAATAACTGCACCATCAGAATTTAAACCCCAAGTAATAGAACGACCAGAGGTGGCATCAAAACTTATATTACCGTTAGAATTTAATCCTGCAAAGGTTGGAGTATTACCAGTTCCTAAGTTTTGATTAATGGTATATGCAGTAATGTTAGACGCAGTACCTGTGGTATTCTGATTCAACGTAGGAATATCTGCTGCTACGATGGCACGGAACGTTGGTGCGCCTGCCGATCCATTAGGTGCTGCTAAGAAATGATTAGCTGTTTTGCTTCCAAACGGATTTTGTGTATCACCATATCCAGATGCAAGAGCAATCGTAACTGCGGCAGATCCGTTATAACTGGTTCCTGAAAGTGGACTAGTGATGGTCAATGTATTTGCGACTGATGACGCTTGACCCGACAATGATCCAGTATATGAACTTGCAGAAACGTTACCTTGTATATGAAGTGTTGCACCAGGCGTTGTTGTTCCAATACCAACATTATTATCAAATGAATACGATGAAGCACTTATAAACCGAGCATTTCTTGCAAGTTGATACGTTGTTATTGAATTTGGATTATCCCAATCTATTCTAAAACTTGTCGCACCCCCAGCGGTAACAATCATTCCAATTCCATTATTTGGTCCAGAATTATTAATAGTAGGATACCCGTCAATTTGTACTGAGTTCATCCCATTGTAGCCCAAGTATACTATACCAGGTCCGGGACCACCTACGCCGACACCTGCATACAAATATAAACTACCGCCAGACCCAGCCGTAGTTCCACTGCCTGCTTGAATTGTTAGATTATTACCATCACCGGTTGATGTAGGTGCTGACACAGAAATAATTCTATTTGCCCCTGCACTTAATCTTACGTTTCCATTAACTTCTAATTTTGCTGCGGGACTTGATGTTCCAATTCCAACATTTGTACCGTTGTCAAATACTTGTGAATCCCCAACGTGTTCCGCATTCACCGACTTTAACAAGTAGTTATTGGTTAAGTTTGTTTCGTTACCAATATTATTATAGGTTTGTGGTCCCATCAACACCACGGAGGATGTTGGAGACGTTTGATTTTGATGAACGAATATCCATTGATCGTTTACCGAATCAAATAATAATGATCCACTACGTTGTGGTGACGATCCAGAATCAATAACTGCCAACCCACCAAACCGTATGGAAGGATTCTGCACGTTTACCGTGATGAGATTAGTGCCGATATTTAATGTACTTTGCGAAACATAACTAATAGAGGATGATCCTAGTACATTTAAATTTTGTGTAATAGTAAGGGAACCACTAATTGTTTGATTTGCAGTAAATGTGTTCGAACCAGTAATAGCAAATGATGTAGAATCCAATCCATCTAATAAATCTGCATTTAAGTTGGTAACGAGTGTTCTACTTGCTACGGTTAATGGTGCAGTTCCTGTTGCTTGAGTAGAAGTAATCGTAACAAATGATGGACTATCGCCAGTTTGTAATCCTGTGTCTACGTCGGTATTAGCGCCATTGATGGTGACTCGTACTGTACCTTGGGATGGAGAAGATGCGGTAGAACCGGAAACAATTCCCGATGGAATACTGCTTAATCCAGTATATGAGACTTGTCCAGACGAAGATACTATTCCATTGTTTGCTAAAATTGAACCCGTATATGAACTTGCGGAAACGTTGCCTTGTATATGAAGAGTTGCACCAGGAGTTGTTGTTCCTATACCAATATTACCAGAACCACTAACTGTTAAAATTGACGCTGATGTATGCGAGGAAATTTGTAATGCAACATTATTTGAATGTTCTACTATATATAATCCAGCACTTCCTGTTGTTGCAACACCATTAGTATTATTCGGTCTGGAGATACGTACTACCGGTGTAGTTGTCGATGGGGATGATGCTGCTTGTTCAAATATACCAAGTATTAAATTATTTGTTGTACTATAAGAATGTAATCGTGCAGTTGGGCTGGTTGTTCCAATGCCAATGTTTCCACTACTCTGATAAATGTTACTTGATGACTGTGCAGTAGTGCTCGTCCATAATGGAATATAATTTGACGTTCCACCCGTTAATCCAGTAACTACACCGGAAAATGTTGTTGCAGTAACTACACTAGTTCCAGGAAGATTTAAACTTACGCCAGGAACAGTTGATACGAAGGTGACTACGTGATTACTTGCCGATACTCCACCACCGCTTTCCGTATCCGTATTGATGAATTGAAGTGCTAATTGAGAACTATTTTCATCGTTAGTATACTTAATACGATATTCTGTATCCGACAGGTAATGTCGAGCTTCTTGACCAGAATCAAAAATTCGTTGAATGGCAAAATAGTTATCTTCTGCATTTGTAGCATTTACAAACAACGATCCTGTTATATTTGATGAGCCATTAAAATTTCTACCCCAAATAGTACGGGCAGTTTCTAATGTAGTTGCAGTTGTTGCATTACTTGAAGTCGTGGCAAACGAAGCAGTTGTTGAAAAGGAGGCGGAGGTTGCAGTAATATTTGTTAAGTTACTTCCATCACCTCTAAAAAACGAGGCTGTTACTGCATTTGTAACTACCGTAGAGCCAGAAACAATCAGTCCTTTTCTGGCGATAAATTCATTAGCCATCCGCTACTCCTTTTTCAATATCCAAAGGGTGTATTTTATTTGTTATTTTACAACATTCGTATTGCTGTTTTTGCTGTCCACGTACCTGACGTTAGGGTAAGTTTTAGTCGGACATTTGCCGCTGATGTGTCTACCGACAAGACTGCTTGACCCGTATTTCCGATATCAGCAGTTGAGGTGTCCGTAAACTCAATTCCGGTAGTACTGTTCCATACTGCCATCACGGTACCCGTACGATAATTAGTTCCGTCTTTGAGGACATAATCAAATTGCGCACTGTCATAACTTCCAGTTGCTACCGTGGCAATAACTTGGTTGGTGACTGGACCTGCTACACTTGTTGCACTTGCTGAAGTAAACAGTACCCCGTGGATAATTGCTCCACCGTTGAACGTGACTTGATCGGTTGTGGTTGCACCCTGTGTAGTAATTTGTGCAAGTGTAATATTACGTGTTCCACCAAGAGTAACCGTTCCACCGTTAATCGTAATATTATTGGATGTAACTTCTCCGGCGGTAACGGTGAAATTGGTACTATTGAATGAAGCAACACCTTTTGCCGATGTAGTTGCGTTACTACCACTGACAGTAAGTGTTTCTCCACTAACGGTTGCTACTAAACCATTTGTACCAGTGACCGTGAGTCCTTGTGTTTTAAGATTGACTGAACCTTGACCACCCTGTGATCCGGTGACACTTAATGTACTAACTACACCCGTAAGATTACTACCGTCACCAGCAAATCCTACTGAGGATGTAATTGCTCCTGTGACATATAATCCTGCTTCAATATGTGTTAGTCGTGATGGGAAATCAACACGAATAGAACTAGATTCAAGTCTACTATCGATGTGATCTCCGCCCATTGCTACTGGAACACGGTTTGCAGTTAGACCTACTTCATCTCCAAGCGCACCAGTGTTTCGTGGACCCGCAATAAACATACCACCGGTATACGAATCAATTCCTTCATTTTGATAAATAAAGTGATGATTTTGACTATCCCAGAAAATAGATGCGGTTGCAGTTGATGACCCAGAATCAAATATGGAAATACCAGCAAATCGTATATTATCGTCATCGTTTAATAAAATTCTACTTACACCAACATTAACCTGCGAAGAAGTTACGTATTGGGTAGACATCGATGCAGCAGTCAATAATCCAACCACACGAAGACTACCAGAAATATTTACGTCTTTAGCAATTCCAACACCACCTGCAACAATTAATGCACCATTATTAAATACGGTACTATTTGTGGTGTCCGAAATTGTTTGAACGCCGGTAAAGGTATTTGACCCTGTTGTGGCAATCGTTGCAATTCCAGTAGTATTTCTAACATCCGTTTGTTGTGAACTACTAAACAGACCCTTCAAATTATTTGCGTTAAATGAGCCTGATATAAAATGTGTAGATCCTGTATCAAGTGTCAGAGTTCTTGTCGCACTTATATCGCCACCACCACTTAAACCACTACCTGCCGTAATATTTACAGCAGTGTGATCAACGTGACGACTTGCCGTATAATTTGTAGTTGCGTTGTGATCAATCTGTACTGATGCAGTGACCGTTCCAGATGGAGCATTAACCGTGACTGTATTATTGGTAACCGTGGTGGTTATTCCATTACTACCATCAATTGTCAATGCTTCAGTTTTTAGATTAATTGAATCGTTTCCACTTGATCCACTGAATGCTAGAGTGGTTGCGAGTCCACCCAATTGACTTCCATCGCCGACGAAAGATCCAGTAAATGATCCTGTTAACTGCGCACTTCCGTAAAAATTGGCCGCTCGTATATTACCGGATGCGGTTACATCACCTACAAAATTAGATGAGCCAGTGACTCTAACACCGCTTTCCAGTACTACCAGGCCTTTACGAGCTATAAATTCATTTGCCATTTACTATCTCCAAAATAGTATATACATAAATATTACATAAGGTTAGGAAACATCTTAAACAAGAATTGTACAGTCCATTCACCGCTCCCCAATCCTTGACTATATGCACGGAACCTTATGTCGTCGTCGATACGAACAAAATTAAAACTTAAATCATTAGTATCATCACCAATTTCGGTATTTGATACGTCTGTGTGAGTAATACTACTGCCGCTCCACGATGCCAAAATAATACCAGACCGAATTGCATTGGTACGTTGGGCGGTATATTCTATAGAAACCCCAGAATATTTTGTTACTGGAATCAATGGATCAATTAATTCGGTTGCGTTAAAAATACCACTTTTCATCGAACTACTGATTTCTACACTCGCTCCGTCAAAAATAACTGATCCGGTTATTTGTTGCGTGCCTTCAAATGAGTTAGAAAATACCGTTGCATAATCTTCAATACCAGGAATATCTTGTATTTCAATTTGCTGACTGCTAGAAAAGAATCCTTCGGTTTCATTTAATACCAGAATAGAAGATCCACTTCGTGTATAGATTCGTCCATCTGCAAGGTTAAGTGCTAATTCACCTTGATGCAACCCACTTGCAGTTGGTACTGCGCCTGGAACTAAACTATGTAATGGTATAAATCTATTCTGTGTCATATATCACCTTGTTGTATTAACTTAAGCTTGCACTTCGATATTGTGTACCATCATATACATACAAAAAAGATCCCGAGAAATACACTGATCCTACGTTGGGTGTCACTGGCGCAGTGGTTGATAAGACCAGATCTGCTATGTGACTAGCTGTTACTGCATAGGTAGCTGTCCCTATTAATGATCCCGAAAACGATCCCGTGACGTTATTGGTTACATTGACAAATCCCCGAACAAATATATTAGATGCAGAATAAGGAGTTTCATGAAATGAAATATTATTTCCTGCAACCGTGTAGTCGTTTGGACTTATGTACGTCACACCACCCACTGACACAATAAGTGAATGATCACTATATGTCTTTGCTAAACTAAATGTATTTGTAACACCGTCACCAATAAAATAATATTGATCAATTGATAACAACGAACTTGTAAGTCCCCCGCCAGTGCCACCATTTAATGCGTACGAAGCAGTTAATGCATAACTTGCACTGGTAATTCGCATTATACCTAGTAACGGTGTTAGTGCTTGCTCACTCCCGGTTTCGTATATTCCAGCATCAATTATGCCGATATTTTCTGCTTTAATTGTGTACGACGAGGTTAATTCATTTACCACGCCCGGTGTTACCCAAATATCTCCCGTAACATCCAATGAACCTGTTATCGTTTGGTTTCCAACAAATATATTAGATGCAGTTGTTGCAAGACCAACGGGACTTATTGTAATTTGGTTATCGGTAACGGTCGTTGTTAAATTAGTTCCACCAACTATTGATAACGTATCAGTTAATAATGATATCGTGTCACTGCCAGTCGAACCACTAATACGTAAATCGGTTACTAGTCCTGTGAGTTGTGATCCATCGCCCTTGAATGAACCAGTAAATGATGAAGCAGATACTGGTCCCTTAACTAATACGGATCCCGTAAATTGATGCGTATCATCTATACTGTCACCAAACTTTGTAGAACCTGATTCGTAAATAACAGATGAAGAAACCAGTATTTTATCTGCAACTAATATTCCATCAATCGTAACATTTTGTGGAAACGTAAAACTATTATTAGAAAACGTTGTTCCACTAATCTGGTTTAATTGAACTTGTGTTGAACTACTAAGAATGTTCGTTGGAAGATTTAATACGCTTGATGCGGTTAGTGCCAAACTTGAGGTTCCTGCAAAAAATGCATAACCAGCAAGCTGCGACATTTCATAAACTGAACTTGTACCATCAGCTACAATGATATTTGGATTTTCTATATTTACACTGTAGATATCGCCCACATTGACATCTACCTGATAGATTTCACTCGGTGTTACCGCAGTTGTATATTCATGATTTGGTACGATTACAACTGTAATATCAGGTGTATCAATGTTTATATCACTCATTCATTATCTCGTAACCGTTGGTCGAGCAACAATACTACCTTCCAATATTCGACGAACGGTTGGTTCTACGGAGCCACTGACAATATTAATATCATACACATATCGACGTTGTGTAAGTTGCAATGTTTGATCAGAGGTTAGTCTGATATACACACTTCCCGATGTATAGGGTTGTATTTTTTCAAATGCAAATTGTGCGGCAACTTCTTCCGTCGTATAATTTTCACGAACTTGACCTGTGAATGAATAGTCAGTAATGTCCAACGGCGTATTACTATTACTACGATTTTGAAGTTGTATTAATAATTTAAAAGTTTCCCCTTGACCTACTTGGAAATCCGTAATATCTGCCATATATTTCTCGTTACAAGGACTCTAGTATAAATATCAAAAATCGTGTTAATAATATAAAAAACTCCCGCAGGTTAGTGCGGGAGTTTTTCTTACTACTGATATAAAATTAGTAGTTAAGTACGCAGTAGTCTGGTTGGATTGTTACTGTGAATTCGACTTGATCATCTGTGCCCCAATCCATTTCACCAAATGTAACTTTGGTGATTTGTGCACCTTTGATAATCCATTCTTCAACCTTATCACCTACTGGTCCAAGGATATTCAAAGTTAAATCTTTCTTATAGAATTCAAGATAACCGTCACGTCCTGTGACTGATTCGTGGTGAAGACGAACCCATTCCATGACTGCTTGTGCACCAGAAGGAACAATTGGATCATAAAGTGTCATTTCCATCGTATCCCACACCGTTCTTCCTTTTACAAATCGACGGAGATTGATGTGGTCAAGTGCCTTTGCATCTTGGGTGATACTTGGACGAGAAATTTTCTTGATGATATATGAAGGAACGCCATCCATGTATAGGATGAAACGATTCTTCATCTTTGGTTCAAATGCTGTGAAGAACAGCTCTTGTTCAGTTACTAGATTTGCCATGTATAATCTCCGAAAGGATTTCTAACTATAAATATGTGATTAGTTAAAATTGTGGAGGGAGTTTTCAGGCTCCCCCCACCATTTTATTTTAGGCCGTTGGGAATGTAGCGCCCGTTGGAAGCACGTTGAAGTCAAGAATAATGAATTCAGCGGTTCTTGTGGGCTGGAGATAGAGTTGTCCATAGAGGATATTTCTATCAATGATATCCGGTGTATTATTGGTTTCATCCATTACTACACGGAATGCATACAATCCAGAACGTTCTTGGACACTTGCCAAGTATGGGTTAACAATGTTCAAGAAACGATTACGAGTTGCTTCTACGTTTTGTTCGAAGACGAGGTAACGTGAAACACTTGCAATGTATTTCTTCACAGCAATTAACAAACGACGGACATTGACACGATCAAGTGCTGATGGACGGCGTTGGAGTGTCTTTTGACCCCAGACACAGATACCTTGACCAGGGAACTGTGCAATTGGGTTAACCTTACCTTCATAGAGAGTATCACGACTTGCTTGTGGGAGAC